GAAAATTTGTTCCAAGTCCAGCTAAACCTGTAGTTACGACTGGTACTGTTGTTTGTGCCAATACCTGTTTCGATAGATCTTTACCTATATCTTCTACAAAGGGTGCTGGTCTCGATATCGTAGTTTCTGTTGCCACTACATTACTCCTTCTAATCTTTGTGCTGTTTGAAACATTTCTTTAGCGCCATCTAAGCCTTGCGTTTCTTCGGATACTTTACCTCCGGCTTCGAGGTTTTTCATGGTATTATACATAACTTCTGCACCTTTGTCCACATCGCCATCTCCTGCATTTCTGACCGCATCAGCTGTAAATACAAACTCATTTTTAGATAATCTAGCTGGAACATCATCTGCTTTTTCCATACGTCCTATAGGCACAAACCCACCTTCTGCTCTAAAGTCCATCTCCTTACCATCTAGATCTAATAGAGGCATAGTTTTTTTAGCCACTGGCTCTGCTTTTCCACCTTTTGCAGCATTGAAAGTTCCTAAACGATATCTTGGTTGAAGACTAGCTATAAAATTTTTAAGACCTTCTTCTTCATAGTATTTATCAATATCAAAATTATCTTCCTCTGTTTGTTTACTAGCTACTAAACCAGCCAAACCAGATAAGGCAGCTATCTTACCACCTGATAAATTTTCTAAACTAAAAGCACCTGTACTATCTTTTAATAAACTTTTTTTAAGAATATCTCCAAGACTAAAACTAGCCTCTTTACCTCCTAATATACCAGTAAAGCTAGTTCCAGGTATTCCAAAACCAATAGCCCCTAATATAGCTGCTTTACCAAATGGTGACTTAACAACTTTTTTAACAGCCCTAGTTGCACTCTTTAAACCTTTACCAATTGCTTTTGCTACACCACCTATGAACATCATTTGTCTAGCTGATTCAAGATCCATGATCCCTGTTCCCACAGGTGCGTCCTCGACCATACCACCACGGTTCATGAATCTAAATGCTGGTGTAAAAATAGGATCTGGTGTTGTTGGTGCGTTGCCACCTATAAAACAATATGCAGGTGGATTAGGTCCTTTACATGGGTCTGTTACTTGTGAGGGTCCATCGTCGTCTCTTGGTGTAAAAAGAGCATCAACGGTATCTCCTGTGACTGGATCAACACCACCTTTACCCATTGTTAAATTAAAATAATTATCTATGTCACTTTGTTTTACACCACCTGGTGTATCTAAAATTTTATCTAAAGTTTGTATTCTATTCAAACCTGATAGTACATTAGAAAAATTTTCTTCTCCTTGAATTTTACCTAAAATACCAGGTAGGTCTATTCTAGTTGTTGGGTCTTCAGTGCTAAACAATGCTCCAGTTGATAATTTATTACCTTTAGCCATTCCTTTTGATAAGGCTAATTCTTGTGCTTTTAAAAAATTAGGGTCACTACGTATTATACTAGGAGGAGCACCTGCATCTACGATTGATCTAAAAGTTGATAAATCAAATTCATCTTCATCTTCACTATATGCGTCCAACAATTTTTGCATTTGCGCTGAACTTAAACCGTAAGCAGCAGCGATACCTTCAAATTTTTTATTTCTTAAATTACGTAAATACTCTTGATTTTTCTTTCTTTTCTTTTCGTTAAATGTTTCAATAAAACCTTTCTTTTTTGGTGTTTCAAAAGTACCCTCTTCTATTTGTTTACTTATTTCTTGTTGTTTTTGAAAACCTTTTTTTTCTGCTTGACTATGTCCTGCAAAAGGGTCTGAACCGGGTCCACTATCAGGCCTGTCATTACCTAATCTTTGATCTGATTTAGCTTGATCCTCTGTCTTACCTGCATGACCCGTGTGTCCGAATTGAGCCTGTGATCTACCTGGTGACATACCAGATTCTTTTTTATCAGATTTTCCACTTTGATATTCCCCTGGACCACGATAACCTTGTCTTACACCACCAAATCCTGGTTGCACTAACATACCCCCATCTTCTAACATTTGTCTTACTTGTTGTGCTCTAGTTATTGCCATCGTACCATCTTATTATATTTTTGAGTCTCCTCCAAGTGGTAAAGACTCTACAGTTAATTTTACACTTCTAGAGATATCCTCTCTTTTAGTGTCCGTGTCTGGGTTATTTACATCATTATCTGCCTCTGCATCCGACATGTATTCTTGACCCGTTTTTAAATTTTTTAAAGTAACCTCACATTCTGGTGTAAGAACCACAGTAGGCTTACCGTTAATTTCTTTTATTTCTTTTTTAGCTTCTGTTTCTATGAATGGCATTAGTCTCTATTTATCTCCAATATAGATGCAATTACGTGTAATTCATTTGCATCGGCTGCTTGTGCCTTTAATACCTCATTTTCTTCTAAAATTAAAGGGTGAGTTAACAGCTCAGTTGTTGCTTTTGAAGCTATAGCTTTATCTTTAAATAAATTAAATATTGCAGAAGCAGCGTTCGTTATGGTGAAAGTTATTGTAGTGCCTGACCCAGCGTCCTCTGATACTAATATACTTTTTATTATAGCTCTAGAACTTGCTGGTGTAGTATAAACTACAGTATTATCTGTAGTAGTTAAATCCACTAATTCATTTTTATATATATTAGCCACTTACAAACCAAGAGAATCTCTCTTGCTCCTGTTTTAATTCATCTAAAAAAGTTGAGTTTAATTGATCTTTCATAATAGTCAAAGCTCTATTTATTTGCTTTTGGTTGGAAAAATCATAATCTTGTTTCGGTTCTGGTATTCTAATATTTATCTTTGCCATTATCTTCTACCGTCCGGTTGTATATCTAATCTTAATGTACCAAATCTCCAAGACTCATTAGATGCATCATTTTCTATTTTAACATTTACAAATCTACCTCTAGCTCTAGTGTCTTTTTTATCTGTTGATGATGTAACAGTAAAAGGACTTAAAGTGGTTGTAGAATCAGATTGTTGTGGATATCTTTTTACAGCTAAACTTATTTTAGCATTACCTTGTAAGTTTTTAAAATCAGGCACAAATCTTCTCATGGCTAAAAATATTTCACCTGCTATTTTTGGTCCAGATGTCCTACCTCTAGCGTCTCTTTGTTTTTGTTCTAAATCTATGTCAAAAGATTTTATAAATGAAGTTACTGTGGTTGTTGAACCATCCTCATTAACTTGATCAGTACCAACTTCATGTTCAAAATATTTTGTTTGCCCCAAACCATCTTGACCTATAACAACAGGAAAAGTCCCATCAGCAGTGCTACTATATTTTGTAGCATATGGTGTTGGATATATAGTTGCATCCATCCAACTAGTTCTTGCCTCTGTACCTGTGTACCAAACACCACCCGGAACACCAGTGGACTCTCCATAATTAAATACAACATATTTATCATTAAAAGTTGAACCTGAAGATGGATAATACCAAGTTATTTCTGTAAATAAATTATTCAACCCTGCAGCAACTTGTTGACCTTTTGTAGTATCAAAATTATCAAAAACAAAATCCTCTACAGTGCATGGTATAGATTTAACTGTACCATCAAATAAAAAGAAACCTTTTTGACTTAACCAAAATGCAGCACCGTCTATTTCAACAACTGCATTCTTACCTATCAAACCACAGTTTGTTCCAACTTGATCTAATTGGAATGTAAAGGGAGCTCCTATAAATTTCATGGTATACAAAGCATTATCTGTAAATATTAAAATAACTTCTTTTGCTTTTATGGCTCCAACTATTTTTGTACCATCTTGAATTCTCAATGTTCCTGCTGAATTTGTTGCAGACGGAGCGTAAGTATTAATATCCTCTTGATCCGAAAATCTTATAAACATATCATCTTGTGTGGTTGTATCACCAATTGTTGTCTCTGTTCCAAGATGAATTAAGTGTCTAGTTGTTGGTGATATTAATGTAACTCTTGATGCAGTTGGATTACTGCCTGTTGCAAAACCAGACGTTGTGGTTGATGCTCTTGTAGTTAGTGGTGTTGCAGCTCCAGCGTTCCATGTAAATGTTTTACCATTTGCAACAGTTGCAATTAACACCTGTCCAAAGTTATCTAAACTCCAAAGACCTGGTTCTAGCACTACTGTTGATGCATTTACTGCACTACCAAATCCAGAAAAGTTTGTGGCATTTGTAACTGTTGCACCATCACTATGTGCTTGTCCGTTTGATGTACCAGCTGTTGCTGTGCCGTTTGTACCTCTGGTAATACCTGTTAAATCATTAGAACTTATTCCCGTATAAGTTATTAACTCATTGCCCACAGCTATGGTTCCACCGCCTGTTGGAAAACCTGTAACTGATGTTAAAGTTATGGCTGTACCAGATCCTCCTGTACCAGCAGTGTCTGCATTAAGTGCACCATTTAAAGTTGTCGTTGCAACCCCAGATACTGTTCCTCCAAAGTTACCAATACCAAAACCATATCCATAAGATTGTGCTGCAGGACCAACTGGTTCATAAGGTTTTATACTTAGACTACCTCCAGTAGATACTGTGCCTGTAGCGTTTGATGATTGTGTTATAGTAAAAGTATTTAATGTTGGAGCTGTAATTACTTGAAAAACTTTATCTTCAAAATCAGATGCAGAAAAACCCGTTCCTCCAG